TTTCTCTTGACAAATCCCCCTAATGGTGGTATATTTACATAATGAAGTTTTACACACATATCGCCCAATGGGGTAATCAATTACTTGTTCGTGCAGTAGAGAATGGTGTTCGTTCTAACTACAAAGTTAAATACGAACCCACACTCTATGTTCCTGTAAAGAAGGACACTGGATGGAAAACATTGGACGGCAATAATGTCAGTCCAATGAAGTTTCTTACAATCAAAGAAGCAAAAGAGTTTGTAGAACAATACTCCAACCAACCCTGGCTTGTCTATGGGTTGACACAATTCCCTTATACCTATATCGCAGAAACATACCCAAAACAAATTCAGTTTGATAGTTCGCAGATGCGTATTGTCACTATTGATATTGAGGTGGAGTGTGAGAATGGATTCCCTAATGCAGAACAAGCAATTGAACCCATGCTTTCTATCACTATCAAAAATCACGACACTGGTCGAATCAAAGTTTGGGGATTGCATGATTATCACAATGACAGAGAAGATGTGCAATACATCAAATGTCAAACTGAGCGAGAACTTCTAGCTCAATTCATTTCGTGGTGGGAAAGTGATCATCCAGATATTATCACTGGTTGGAATACTGAAAGATTTGATATTCCCTATCTTTGTAATAGAATTAAATCTGTTATGGGTGAAGACGCAATGAAACGTCTATCGCCTTGGGGGGTAGTCAATGCAAGAACTATCACTGGTGTATATGGTAAAAAAGAACAAGTCTATGACATCATGGGTGTTGAGGATTTGGATTATCTTCTACTTTACCGTAAACACACTTATGTAAGACAAGAATCTTATCGACTTGATCATATCGCTCGTGTAGAACTTAACGAGAAAAAAGACGAAAATCCATATGAGACTTTTCGTGATTGGTATACTAAAGACTATCAGTCTTTCCTAGACTATAACATTCAAGATGTGGAACTCGTTGATAAACTAGACGATAAGATGAAACTTATCGACTTGCATTTGACTATGGCTTATGATGCAAAAGTGAATATCACTGATGCATTTACTTCTGTTAAGTATTGGGATGTTCTTATCTACAATCACTTACTTTCTAAAAAGATTGTCATTCCTCAAAAAACAAGAAGTGAAAGCAAAAGTGAGAAGTATGCTGGTGCGTATGTAAAAGAACCACAAGTTGGACAACATAAATGGGTTCTGTCTTTTGACTTGAACTCTCTTTATCCACACTTGATTATGCAATACAACATATCGCCAGAAACATTGTTGCCTGAGAAACTTCACGGTATTGATGTTGATTATATGTTGAATGCTAAACCTATTCGTAATCTTCCAGAAAATACTACACTTACACCAAACGGTGCAATGTTCTCAAAACAGAAACAAGGTTTCTTGCCTGAGATGATGCAACAGATGTATGATGATAGAACCATCTACAAGAAAAAGATGTTGGATGCAAAACAGAAGTATGAAGATACCAAAGATCCAAAGTATCTAAAAGATGTTTCTCGTTTTCACAACATTCAGATGGCTCGTAAGATTTCATTGAACTCTGCCTATGGTGCGATTGGTAACGAATGGTTCAGATATTATGAATTGAAGATTGCAGAAGGCATTACTTCTTCTGGACAATTATCTATTCGATGGATTGAGAAATCCTTAAACATCTATATGAACAAATTACTTAAAACTGAAGGAGTTGATTATGTCATTGCAAGTGATACGGATTCAGTATATATTACTTTTGACAAATTGGTTGACAGTTTGCTTAAAAAGAGAAGTGATGAGTCGGAAGATAGTTATCGTGGGAGGGCCGTGGACTTCCTTGATCGAGTCGCTCAAGAGAAAATTGAACCTTTTATTGATAAAAGTTATCAAGCTCTTGCTTCGTATGTAAATGCATTCGATCAGAAGATGCAAATGAAACGTGAGGTAATCGCTGATAAAGGAATCTGGACTGCAAAGAAACGATACATTCTCAATGCATGGGATGTTGAAGGTGTTCGTTATCACGAACCGTCTTTGAAGATTATGGGTATCGAGGCAGTCAAGTCATCAACGCCTGCACCTTGTCGTGAAAAGATTAAAGAAGCTCTAAAGATTATTATGTCTGGAACAGAAAAGGATGTAAACAACTTTATCCAAGAGTTTCGTGAAGAGTTTATGAAACTACCACCAGAGGAGATTGCATTTCCTCGCTCTGTGAACGGTATTGATAAGTGGAGTGACAGTTCTAATATTTTCAAGAAGGGAGCTCCAATGCATATCAAAGGTGTTATTCTTTATAATCATTTTGTTCGTCAGAAAAAACTAACGAACAAATATCCACTTATTCAAGAAGGCGAGAAAATCAAGTTTTTGAATATGAGAACACCAAACAGAATGTCATCTAATGTAATTTCCTTTATGACAAAATTACCAAAAGAACTTGACATTCATTCACATTTAGACTATGATACACAGTTCGATAAGGCATTTGTTGAACCACTTACATTCATTCTTGATCAGATTGGATGGACAGTGGATCGTTCTTATGGAACACAAATGACACTTGAGGACTTTTTTACATGAGCAATAAAACAGAAATAAATACAGAACTATATGAACTGTTGAAAGAGTGTGCAAACAATAATGGTTTGCCTATAATGAACAAATCTTTGTTTATTGCTACGACAGAAAAGTATGGTAAAGAATTATTTCGTTCTACTCTTGCAGAATATATTACAAGAGAGAAACCACCATATCCACTAAAACAATTTAGTCAACAAAAGGTTATTGAGAACTTTCGTAAATTAGAAAAGGCAAAGTTTACAGATTACATTTATATTCCAACAAAAGATGTTGTTGAGAAATATGATGACTACAAATATTCATATGCAGAATATGGACTAGGTTTTATTGACGGCCCATCCACATTTAACTATTGTGCAGATTCATTTATGAATGACTTGCGTATGCGTTGTGGTTCGTATGGTTTCAAAGCACCAGTTACACGATGGGAAGATGGTGATAATATTTGGGGTGCATTCGGCCCTATTTGGAGAGGTGTTAATGATGCAAAAGAACTTACACCTAAAACTTATACAATGGCATTTCGTCTAGGAACTTATATTGCAACACAGTTCAAACCTATTGTTGCGAAAACAATTTATGAAATGTCTAATGCAAAAACCGTATTGGATACTTCTATGGGTTGGGGTGATAGACTAACAGGTTTCTATGCTTCTAATGCAACACATTATATTGGTTGCGACCCTAACCCAAATACATTTGAGCGTTATCATAAGATGATTGCGTTTTATGACCAGATTTATGACAAATCAAGAGGTAAAAAGTCTGTTCAAATTTTTAACTGTGGAGCAGAAGACTTGCCTTGGGAAAGAATCAAGGATGTTGATTGTGCATTTACATCCCCCCCATATTTTTCGACTGAACGATACAATGAAGGTGGTGAAAAAGAAGAACTACAGTCGTGGGCAAAATACAATGAGTATGAAGCTTGGAGAGATGATTTCTACTTACCTGTTGCACAAAATAGTTTTAACTCCCTAAGTAGTAAAGGAGTATTGCTTGTCAACATCCTTGATCCTAAAGTTCACGGTAAAAGATATCGCTCTGGTGATGAACTAGTAGATATGCTTCGTCCTAATTTCTTAGGACAGATTGGTATGAGAATTATGCAGAGACCACAAGGTGCATCTGTATTTAAAGATGATGAAGGTAATTTTGACAAAGATGCAATGGATGAGTTTATGAACAAACTCTATATGGAAAATGTCTGGTGTTTTGGTAAAGATACTTCAGTTGATTTATTCAAAGACATTAAAGTGAATACATTGGAGGCTTTCTTTTGAGACATATAACAGAAAATGATTTTGATGAGGCATGGAAAATATTTGATGAGAATAAAGAATGGTTTCCTCATGTAAGAAAATCTCATGTAAGAGTTAGAATCTCTAGAAAACAAATTATTATACACGATAATGTTTTGATAACATATCATCAAAATAAAAACAATAGAAAGATAGGTAGACTTACAGATGTTTCTGTTACAGCTGGTTCTCATGTTATCCATCAGATTATCAATGCAACCAAAGGCAAAGGTAATGCTGAAAAAGTTATTAAAGAGTTTTTCGATTTTGTAGGAACGGATGTTTATCTTACAGTTCGTTCTGAAAACATTCCAGCAAATAGATTTTATGAAAAGGTTGGAATGGAAAAGGTTGGCTACATAAACTGGTCAGAAGGAAAAATGCCAGGCAATGTTTGGAAAAAGTCCTTGACAAATACTTAATATTCTAGTATTATGTAGCAATAGTCATAGTGGTAAGGATGACTCTAAAAAAACTGCCACAATTGGAATGTGTATGCAATAGTGCAACACTCAATTAGACGAAAGGAAAAAGTTATGTCTATTATAATCCATCAAGGCGTGTCATTTCAGCGTGGAGTAATCAAACTGAAAGACCTATATTATGAAGTATCAGTGGGTAAAGATACCACTGGAGCAAAGTTCTCTACAATTTCGGGTGTTTTGCAGAGATTGTCTCAAGTAGAGGCATGGAAGAAAAACGATTACCAGCGTGCGAAAGAATACCTTTATACTGTTCTAACTGGAGCTTCCATCTTAGATCAATTTATTCTTGTTCCCGCTAATTTGGTTTTGGAATCACTGAAAAGAAAAGCTGAGTTTGATGCTGGTGATACTCCAGAAGAAGTATGGAAAGAAACGATAAGTCAAATTAAAAAGGATATTGATAATGGAACAATGTTTTACATTATTGATGGACAAAATCGTTGTATGAACGCTATCGTTCCATTCTTCAATAATGAAATTGCACTAGGTTCTGCTCCAATCACTGGAACTGCATCAGATGGAAGTGAAATTTTCTTTCAAGGAAAAAAGTATACAGAATTTACAGATGAAATGAAAGAGTATGTTGACAGTATCGAAATGAGTCTTATTGTTGCTAACAAAGGACAGATTGATGATTTCACTAGTGCTCTTATTGCAAAGAATGAAGGACTGCCGTGGGAAGAATGGATGAAGAAGATGACAGTAAAGTGGTGGACACCATATCGCCGTCAAATTCATTCTGTTTCAAATCATCCACAGGTTAGAGAAACTCTGAATAAAATCTCTGGACAGGCATATATGTATGAGAAAAACGGGCACGATCTTATTGTGTCAGAACTTCTTATCTGGATGAATTCAAAATTTCAACCAAATAAGGTAGATGAACATCTTTCATATTTTGATGGAAGGCAGAAGATTTCCGATTCTAAAATCAAAAAGTTGATAAGTTACATCGTGGAATTTGGAAAAGGATATAAGAAGTTTAAGTCAGTGACAAATGTAGAGTTTCGTAATTATATTATGACTCGTTATGCTCTCGATCATCCATCAGAGTTTTCAAACATCTTAATTCCAAACTGGACTATTAAAATGTATGTTGATTTCACCAATGAGTTTCGTATTGCAAACGGAGCCTTAAAGGATGATGCAAACAATTGGGATTATGTTAAAGTCGCTGGAAAAACTGAAAAGAGATCTAGAGTTGGACAGTATGTTTGGGCTTGTGGTAAGTCAGAAAATAATCGTATCGAAGCTCGTTTGAGGTTGATTTTTGATTATATGCAAAATGTTCGTGGAGATCATCTCTTTAAAAAGAATATCGTTGTTTCAAAAGGAAGTTCTACATTGCCTTCACTTGAAGCTGTTTATGCGAACAATCCAAATACATATGGAGATTTTCTTTCAGACATTCGTGCTACAGAAGTTACTCCAGAGAAGTATGATCGTGGACATATTGTTTCTAAACATAATGGTGGTTCTAACGACATAGATAATTTGGTTGTTCAAGAAAAAGGACACAACCGTTCAACACAAGAGGAAAACCTTACAGTATGAAAGAAGGAACAATAGTGACTATGCTATTTGCCAACGGAATGGAAATCGTTGGCAAATACATATTTGAGGATATGGTAAACTATACCATCTACAAACCGAGATTAGTTCAAGCTACTCAACAAGGAATCGGTCTGATCAACGGCGTCTGTGCCACTGCCAAAGAACCAAAGGGTAATATGCAGTTTCCAAAACAAAACATTTTGTTTATTGCAGAAACCGCTGAAGAAATTGCTAATGGGTGGTCTGCTCAAACAAGTGGATTGTCTTTGCCAACAAAAGGACTTATTAGTTAATGGATAAGTTTATTAAAGTATATGACAATGTTATTAGTGGAGATTTTGCAAAACAACTTATTGCAATGTTTGAGGAATCGCCAGAACACTATGAAAATATTTCATTGGATGGCCATCGTTCATTTACTCAAATAACTTTGCAGAATTATCCAGAATGGAAACCATTTTGTCCAGTATTACAACAAGTCTTTTTTGACTATATAGATCGTTATTGTAAAGATTGTAATGTTAATGACAAAATGTTTCCACAACAATTTGCATTTGAACAATTTCGTATGAAACGATATATGCCAAATGGTGTGGATGAGTTTGCACCTCATGTGGATGTTGGGAACTATGAATCTGCTCGCCGATTTTTGGTCTTTTTCCTCTATCTTGACACGAACAAAGCGGGGCATACTACATTTCCACAGTGGGATATTGCAGTGAAACCAGAAACAGGTAGGATGCTGATTTTTCCACCAAGCTGGACACATCTCCATGCTGGAACGAAACCAGTAGAAAAACCTAAGTATATCATAGGGAGCTATCTCCATTATGTCTGATATTCGTAAGATGTATACATTCGTAGAAAATAAAGATAAAAACTGGCAGTGTGTTGGACTCACTGCTGATGCTGGTAAGTATCAAGGATTGGTTTATCAGTATGGAGAAGTTAAGATTATTGAGAATAAAGAAAAAACAGAAGCTTCTTTACAATTCGATTATGATGTGGTAGATTCAAACGGACTACCAGAAGAGATGTTAGATGATGACCTATATAACCTTATGGGAGATATTTTGGTAGACATTATTGAACAACAAGTAAACAGGGGCGAAATACAGTATGTCAACACAGACGATTGAACGAACTACACTTAGTAACTTAATTCATAATGAACCTTTTGCAAGAAAGGCCTTGCCTTTTATCAAACCAGAGTATTTTTCTAATCGTCACGAAAGAGTTGTATTTGAAGAAATCAACAAGTTCATGGAGAAGTATGGTAATCAACCTACCAAAGAATCGCTATCTATTGAACTTGATAACAGGAAAGACTTGAATGAAGAAGAGTTCAAGTCTATTCTAAATATTGTCGAAACTCTATCTGATGCAGAGGTTGATCTTCAGTGGTTACTGGATTCGACAGAAAAGTTTTGTAAGGATAAGGCAGTCTACAATGCCATCCTCAGTGGTATTCAG